TTGCTGCCTTACGGTACATGACATTATGCCTACCGTGTCCGTAGCAGAGAATCCGTTCTTTGTTTAGTGGTATCATATACCAAGGTACCTACCCGTTATCCTCGGAGGATTTCATGGCGAACGTAATGAACCCAACAGTTGCACCAGCACCACTCTTCCCTGAGGTTGCGGGCAACATCTTTGAGCGCACTATGGGACCGGACATGCCCGGCCAGCGTGGCTCTCTTCGGTTTGAGGAAGGTGTTGCGACTGACACCGATGTCCCCAACGACTTCGCTATCGGCTCGTACGTCGATACCTCGTCGGTCCCGGGACGCCCGAACCACAACAACCCGGCGATGTTCTACAAGCCCGCCGAAGTCACGATGCAGGAGCGTGCCCACGTCGGCTCCGCTTCATGGATTGAGGCCCCGTCGGTGCTTGGAGAGTTCGTTCAGGGCGTCGTGGCTGGTGACGGAATGCCTCAGTTTGAGCGTTCCTTCAACTCTGGCGCACACATGAACCGTCCCAACGCCACTCGCGTTAACGACTAAACTACCTCACCTACTGTAGGGAAGGGTAGTGGCTCCTAAACGACCTCGGATTAGCAAGTCTGACGACGCACCTGTTCAGTGGGAAGACTTACCACGGGATGTGCAGTCCAAGACCCGTGCTGCCTTTAAAGACTTAGGTACCAGTGCAACCAGTAAAATAGACAAATCCATTGCTGGCTTTGATAAACTTGCTACAGAGTCTGACTCTGAGGGTCAACGTAGAAAGGCTCGGTCGGCTGCCGGGAGCCTGCGTGAATATGGTAGGGTCCTAAAAGATATTCCCATAACGATACAGCGAGGGGCTACTCGTAGGACGGACCTCATGGGTGACGCCGTTTCTCGGGCTAGGGACTCTGGGGCTAGTAACCCACGAGGGTGGGGATGGTACTACGAGCATCGTGAAGGTGTTGACATGGCAGCACCCAGCGTGTCTCCTGAGGTTAGGTCTGCTGCGTCTGCTGGGATGAGCCCACAGGCCGATCCAAAGACAGGGGAACTGCCTGACTTAAAGAGCGTTCACGATGCTCTACAAGATCCGTATGCCGTGAGGACAGTTAAATCCAATAAGTCTCCTCAGCGTGATAAGGCAAGGAAGGCAGCCGGAGTAGTAAGTGGTCAGGAACTCAAGGTTTCTGAGGCTACTACACAACAGTTAGCCACTACCGATATAGGTATGGGTGTGATGCAGAACTTGGAACGTGGCATCGGGGCTCTTCGTGGAGAGGTGCCTCCCGAACAGGTCAATACCGCACCTAAAACCAAGGCTTACCAGAACGCTATTCGGGATGCCGCTCCCCCGGCTACCGGAGAGGGCTGGACACCAGAACGCCTAGACTACATGCAGATAGGTTCTCACGTTGTTCACGGAGACCCCAATCAAGGTATGTTCATGTTTAGCAAGTCGTCCCCGGGACCTTTATCTAAGCATAGTATGCTGTCCGCCGAGCGTTCTTCACCACAAGATACGTGGATGGAGGGCATTGGAAGCGGACAGGATATGTCTATGGAACTCTCGGAGGGGTCCCCACTTAGGAAGGCACCCTCACCTGCGAAGAGGGCGATTGACAAAGGGGCTCCTCTGGACGCCTCTACACTAGGTTCTGGTGACTTGGGTATTACGGTAGATGATGTAGGTCACACAGGTGTAACTCCAGAGGATGTGAGGCACGCATTCCACGACAAAGCAAACCGTGTGGCCTCCGAGAAGTACGGTCGGGTGTCCTTTAACCAGTTTGGGGAGGACATTTTCATTCCTGCTGTAGCCATGCAGGAGACGACGTGGAATGAGGGTCGGGCCGGGGCCGGAGCAGACGCTGACTTCAATCGGGAGAGAAAACTAGAGGTAAAGGCAAAGGCAAAGGCCGCTAGGCCCCCAACCGCTAAGGCTCTTCAAGAGGAAGCGAAGGCTAATCCCCGACTGTTCAGCGTGGATAAGCCGACGGGACCCAAGGGGGAGCCACCGTTTTTGACTCCTAAGAGGGACGGCACGGTGTTAGACGCCGTCAGGAATGCCACAAGTGAGGCGGGTATACAGCAGCCCCTCACCACCGGCTCGGTGGAGCAAGGACCACCTTGGCCCACGGCTATGACTGCGGGGGAAAACACTAAGGCCGTCCAAGAGCGTCGCCGGAAGGACGAGAACCCTGATGACTGAGGCGTGGGGCATTGTAGTGGCGGCGTTGGTCACAGGCTCCTTCGGGGTGCTAGGTTTGTTCTTACGACGCTTTAGGGATGAGAACCAGAAAGACCACGCTGTTGTGGCTAACAGTCTGAAAGGTCTCGTGAAGTCCATCGCAGATGTTAAGGTGTCTGTGGATAAGAATGGTGAACGGCTCACCGATCACCTAGACTGGCATGTCAAGGGAGACACCCCCAGCAAGAAGGCGACACGAAGGAAGCCTGCTTCAAAGAAGTGAATGCTCCCTGAAGCGGGAGTGCTGGTGTATCATAGGTAACACGAGAAGGAGTGTTTGACGTGGCAGATGGTCCAGCAACTGTGACTCTGGTTGACGCTTTAGAGAAGCCTCTACGCAATCCCCAACCTAAGCAGTGCCTGTTCTCACGAGTTAGGGAGAGCCTGAATCAAGAGGAAGTAGACGCCCTTGACCGGGCTTTAGACAAAGTACGAACAGACAAGAACAACGGTCACAGGAAGGTGTACTCCTCCGCTTGGTTGTCCAGCGTACTTCCCAGTCAGGGCTACGCCATATCTTCGGCCACTATTCAGAGACATCTGCGTAACATATGTGGATGCCACTTGGAGGACGACAATGAGTAGCAGGGCAAGTTTGTCAAAGAAGTTGGACCAAGGGCCCCCTCAGCAGGCTTTAGGCAAGTTGGCCAACTTGCTAGAGAGGCACGAGATAGACATTGACTCCATCGGGGACGTTAAGAAAGTTTCCCTGTACCAGTCCCTAACGAAAGATGCTGACGGTGAGGCTCAGATACATGATCTGGTTGGTATCCAGATTTCTCCGTCGTGGGAAACGGGTCCAGAGTGGCCGGTCATCCAACCCGGGCCCTCAATCAAACTTCCCAAGGTCACTACCACCAAGAAGGCCTCGGGTCTGAGTAACTGCGTTGTTCTTCCTGATATGCAAATTGGGTACTTCAGGAACAAGGACGGGGAACTTACTCCTACCCACGATGAAGTAGCCATATCTTTGGCAATCAGCGTACTCAAGGAGGTTAAGCCCGACATGGTGGTTCTTGTCGGGGACAACTTGGACCTGCCAGAGTTGGGAAAGTATCGACTATCCCCTGCGTTCCAGCAAACAACTCAGGCGTCTATCGACAGGGCCACAGAGATTTGTGCTCAGTTGAGAGACGCTGCGCCCCATGCTGAGATCAAATGGTTGGCGGGCAATCACGAGGAGAGGCTTACCAACTTCATGTTGGACAACGCCGCCGCAGCCTTTGGCATTCGTGTTGGCACTCAGCCCGACAGTTGGCCGGTGCTCAGTGTTCCCAGTCTGTGCAGGCTGGATGACTTTGATATTGAGTACCTCGCTGGCTACCCAGCCTCCTGTGTGTGGATCAACGAGCACATCAAGGTGATACACGGTGATCTGGTTAGGTCTGGTGGTAGTACTGCCCACGCTTACCTGAAGAGGGAGAAGGTGTCCATTCTGTATGGTCATATCCACCGCAGAGAGTGGGCAGAACAGACACGTGAGGACTACGACGGACCACGCACAGTGGTTGCCGCATCACCGGGGTGTCTCGCCCGTATTGACGGGGCGGTTCCCTCTACAAAGGGTGGCACCGATCTGGACGGCAGGCCCTTGAAGCGACATGAGGACTGGCAGCAGGGTCTGTGTGTTGTGCAGTACGAGCCGGGAGATGGTAAGTTCAACTTGGAGATGGTCACCATCAGAGATGGCTGGGCTATGTACCGAGGAAAGGTGTATTCACAATAACTGGCCGACAATCGGGTATAATATACTCGGCTGGGTCAAACGACTACGGCCACCTCAAATCCCTCAATCAAAGGATTATCTATGTTTAACAGGGACCTCCTAGAACGAGTTGCGTCCACCTTTGCCCAAGCAGCCCTCGGCGCAGTTGGTACCAACAGCGTTCTGGACTTGGGCGTTGACAACTGGAAGATGGTTCTCAGTGCTGGAGCCGCCGCCGCCTTGTCGGTTCTCAAGGGCGCTCTTGCCGCCAAAGTCGGCACCAAGGGTACTGCCTCACTAGTTGACTGAAACCAGTCAGAAACTGGTGTATAGTAGTTACTACTAACTTCCATTGTAGGGTGTGATTCATGGCTGTTGATTTCTGGTCTCCGTCTTATCGGGCTTCGGCTAGTGATCTTACAGTTGCAATCTCCCCCCTCGGCCTAGTTGAACTGGCCGATGAGGAGTTTGAGGTCCACGGTCCACGACTGAACCGTTATTCGGCAGCGTGGGCGTGGTACCTCGGACACCACTGGGCGTACCGACGAGAGTTTGGTGAGTCCCAGTTTTACCTTAATTATGTCCGCACCATGTCGGACTACATCACGAACTTCTGTTTTGGAAAGAGTGTCCAGTTCCGCACCCCTGAACAGAACAACGCCATCATCCCTCACCTGCTAAACAAGGTTTGGGGACAGCACAACAACAAGGAACACGTTCTGTGGGAGATGGGTCAGTTGGCCTCCGTGACAGGGGATTGCTTTGTCAAGGTGGCCTACGAGGAGCCCTACGTAGACCCTATTGGTATTCCTATTCCGGGTAAGATTCGCATTCTTCCCCTTAACCCGGCCCACTGTTTCCCTGAGTACCACCCCCATGACAGGACTAGGCTTCTTCGGTTCAAGTTGAAGTACCGGTTCTGGGGCACGGCTTCAGAGGGCACTCGTCAGGTGTACACCTTCACTGAAATAATCACTGACGATACAGTGGAGCAGTACATCAACGATGAGTTGGTGGACACTTACCCCAATGCCATCGGGCATATCCCAATCGTACACATCCCCAACACGACCATCTCGTCCTCCCCGTGGGGACAGAGTGACATCTGGGACATCATCCCGCT